GAGAAATACGCCGCCGCCATTGGTTGCGGCATAGAGATAGAAATAACAGAGCCGCCGGAGGGCGGAGCAGATCCACATATAAAATAAATAAGGATAGCCGAAAAAGTAGAACGTAGGGCACAGAGAGAAGCGAAAAAGCAGCTTTTCCCGGTGTCCTTTTTATTTTGCCCGTGTGACATCGTAGGACCGCCACGGAGGGCACAGAGGAAAGGAGGGCGCAGAGATGGCAGCAGAGAAGAAAGAAACAGCACAGAGAGACGAGAACGGAGTAAGGAAGCAGAGCTATAAACGTTTTAAGGAGGGGCGCGACTACGAACCCACAGACGCAGAAACAACGGCGGCCTTATGTGATGCCTTTTTAACTGGATTCTTGCAGACAGAGGAAACGCCGGAGGGCGGAGAGGTACAGAACAAAGGGGGACGGCCTAGGAAGTTGGAAACCGTAGAAGAATTTACAGAGGTAGCAGAAAAGTACATTTTATATATTAAGGATAGAGCGGCGGAGGGTGTGCGCTTGGTGCCTGATGTAGAGGGCTTTTGTAGCTTTGCTGGGATTTCTAGGGAAACGCTTAATAATTGGGAAACTGCCCGCCCGGGTGCGTATTCTGACACAATAAAAAGACTGAAAACAAGTATAGCAGCATTTAAGAAACAACTTGCCTTTGCTGGCAAGATCCCGCCGATCGTATTCGCTACGGATATGAACAACAACCACGGATATACACAGGCGGCGCAAAAGATAGATCTAAACGTTGGAAAACAGGCGGCAGAACTACCAACAGCGGCAGAGATTGCGCAGCGTTTACCGGTGGAAATGAGCGGAAAAGATCCGGCAGACACGGACGGAGATATAAATATATAGCATTTATGCGGTTTTGCGGTTCGTTTTCTTTTACTTTTACGAACTCCGGCACGTTTCCGGCGGTTCTGGTGTGGCGATCCGGGGACAGGTCCGGCAGCTTGCACCCTGGGGCGGGGGTGTAGAGCGGAGCGGATCGGGGGCAACTCACCCCTCTGAGTTCCCGAAAAATTAAAAAGCCCCAAACCACCCCAATCGTAAAACGGCAAAGAACCCTATTACCGTAAACCGCTCAATTTACAATGTAAGTACAGATACGGCATCCAGATAACAGATGGAAAGCGAAAGGTTTACAAAACCACAAAATCCAAAATCGGCGGATGCCTACCGGCATAGAAAGAGAGAGATATGGAACAAAACAAAGAAACAGTAACACAGAATGAGCAGAGAGAGGCGGAAGTATGCAGAGAGAAGAAACAGACCGCATGGGACAAATGGAAAGAGGACACGCTGCGGAAGTTCAACCGGACTGCATGACAGAGGCGTACACCGTAGGGATCTCTGAAACGCATATCAGAACCAATGCAGCGGTATTCCGGGTGTGGCAGATGATAGAGAACGGAGAACTTACCAGAGAAGAGGGATTGTATCTCATGGTAAATACGCTTGCGGATGAAAACCATCGTCTGAATCAAATGTGCAATGACCTCATAATGAGGATGCCGTCACGTCTGCTCGTAGAAACGATAACAGGCGAAAAATAAAAATCGGCGGAGGCTTACGCCTCATAAGGAGAAAGACCATGAAAGATACTGAACAAATAGCAAGCGCAGTAGCATACGCAATGGAGAAATGTTGCGAATGTCCGCTCACGGAGATCTGCAATGAGAACTGTGAGAATATGTGGAAGAGGTTTCTTACATCCGGGAGGGTAAGGGGAGATCCATTCCGAAAGAAAATCACTGCAAAGAGAATCCTAAAATGGCTCAAAGGCATAGCGGCAGACGCATGGGAAAATTCAGTTGTACGGCGGACATTGATACTAACTCTCGTTGTACTTGTGATAGGCCTTATCTTCATGGAAGGGTATAACCTTGGCAAGATTGTGAGCGCAGAAACACAGACGGAGGAATATCTGGATGGACGGTTGGAACAGTGATTTTCAAAATTTCCCGAAAAATAAAAAGGGAACATGGGTTAGGGACGCAGATAAACCCATATCGCTTTTGGGCGGAATTGCGTCTGGCAGACCAACGGCATTACTGATATGTGACAGATGCCCTTGGTACGGAACGGGAGCGTGCGAAAGATGCGATCCGTATACGGGCGCAAGGATGGTATAGAAAATTCAAAGGAGGGATAATCAAAATGGCAAAAACGATAGTGGCGGTAGTAATCGCATTGGTACTGCTAAATACAGTGTGGTTCGTATTGAAAATTGCGGTGCTGATTTGGACTGAGGCAAGAAAGGAAAAGAAATGGCGCATGGGACCGGTCTATCAGTCTGAGGCAAGGGAGGCTTTCATCATGGAGTGTTCCCAGAAAGACATTAAGGGCAATCCATACGCAGAACGGCTCGATAAGTGCATCAAGAAAATGGATAGAGAGGAAAAACGTCTCAAAAAGGCGCGGGAGAGATCCAAACAGAAACTTTCCAAAATGAGGGAGAGAGTATGAATTTCTTACCATTCAGACATTGCATAAGGGAACCGCATGGATCAGCAGTGAAATTTGAAATACTGGTAGCAACGCCGAATGAGTTTCAGGTGCGTTATCCAGATTACGATTACATCAAAATGGGAGCCGGACCGTCAGTGATGTACAACAGAGAACAATTACTGTGTTTCCTATTGGCGTATGACAAAGCGGAGTGCCTTGAATTTATGGAAAAACTGTATCATCACATGGGATGGCCTACTGAAAAGCTGTATGCGAATCCGGCGTTTGCCGAAGTGATAAAGGAGAAAGAGGCATGATAGCACGTTTCTTACAGAATATTGTCGTAAATGACATTGAGAAGAATATGGAAATGAATATTGATAAGGGCGAAGAACTTTTTGCCATCGACAGAGGGACCCATTATGAGCTGAGAAAGGCTGACGGATGGGGAACTATGGCTCCGAAAGAGTGCGAGGGAGAATATTATGAGATCATCAAAGAATAAAAATCCGTGTTTTGATTGCCTTGCATCAGAAAAAGAAAATGAGGAAGTATGCAGGACCATACGGGCGATATTAAACAAGCACAATAGCGTACAAGTGGATCTGAACGATCCGGGCAGCACAGGAACATTAACCATAGGGGATTGCACATTTAACGTGTATCTTGGAGGTACAACACTGAATAGGCTGCCGCTTCTGCCGGACAAGGATGTATATAGGCGTGTATTCACACTGATAGAGGCGTAGGGGGTATGTATGGAAAATGAGACCAAACCACAGCTCTTTATCATGGATGAACGGCTCGGAGATCCCATACCGCTTGCGGAAATTAAGGAAATATCCGAGTCTACACTGGATGAAGAGTATGATATGCCGGATATTTCTCATCTGAAAGAGGGATTTGAAATACCTTTTGAAGTGAAAATGAAGAAATCTGCCATAAACAAACTGTTTCAACCGTGTTTTGGCAGAGAACCTTACAGGAATCTCGAAAAATGTGCCAAGTGCATACTGAAAAAGGACTGCGTTGTGGCGAAAATCGAGAACAATTTCAACATGAGATTAAGGGCATACCACCCTTGATAATAAATCACAAGGAGGACACCAATGGAAGAGAAAGAAAAGAAACCGTGGAGACCGCCAGAAGCGGCACATTTACCCGATCCGATAGCGTTTGCCATGCAGGGTTTTGAACGCTTTGGATTACCGAAAGAACGGCTGATACCACCATTACAAACATTTGACAGAGTGATGCAACACTCGGCATTTACCGAAAACCGATGGTGGGAAAATGCAAGACAGGTAACGGCAACATCATCGGCAGAACAGTGGCGGAGAGTGAGCATCGAAAGAGCACGCTGTCTCGGAGAACCATGGCCGGATTTTGATGATATACCGGTTGCGAGTATCACAGAGGATTTTTCACAGAAATGTCAAAATGCCACAATCGGATTGTTAAGAGATCAGGTTATAGCGTCATGCGCTATTCCGGGAGAAACATCGTTTAGAGACATTTTTAACCAGTTAGGTATTAAGGAGGACAATATGGATAGAAGTTTAGCGGACAAGAAATTTAAGAGAGTAACTATTGAGTGCGAGGACGGCACGACTTACGCTGGAAAGATCAATCATGTATGCGGCAGCCCGTATCGTTGCGACAAACTGTGTGTAGAAGCAATGGTTGAGGACAAGCCTATTGGAGCATACGGTATCGAGAAAGTCCTGTTCCAGAATCCGGCAACAATCGTATTTTGGTCTGACGGCACAAAGACGGTTGTAAACTGCATGGATAATGTGGAAATCAAGAAAAAGGTTGTTGATGGCAAGGAAGTAACCATTCGTAAGCCTAAAAAGGCTGATACCTATTCTGAGGAAGCCGGTCTGGCTATGGCTATCGTGAAGAAATGGGCCGGCAACAACGGAAATTACAACAACATTTTCCGTGAGTTCATTCCTGAGATGGCACAGTCTGAGAAAGAGGCAAAGAAAGCTGCCAAGAAAGCTAAAAAGGCACAGAAATCGGAGGAATAACCAATGACGCTGAGGGAATTTGCCAAAGGATATGACGGAAACATTATGCTGAAAGCATTTGAGAATGAGAAATCAACAGCTCCGGCAGCAATTATGATGACTCAGATTACGGATTCTATCAAGGATGAGGTTCTTGACAAAGAAGTATACAGCTACACAATGGTTTGCACTTCACTGTTTGAACGGTATCTGAGAGTGAATTTTGAATCTGTGCCGGAGATCCCAAACGAAACGGAGGAAACCACATGAGAACCTATTTTTTTGACACAGAGTTTACTGGTCTGCGTAAGGACACAACTCTTATCAGCATAGGAATTGTCTCAGACACAGGAGATAGGTTCTATGCAGAGTTGACGGACTATGATGAGGGTATGTGTGATGAATGGATTGAGAAGAATGTTCTCGATCATTTGGTTTTGAGTGGCAATGCGGAGTTAGAAGAAAGCCTGGCAGCCGACAATAAAACAACGACTGTAATCGGCAGTAAGGCAGATGTTTGTTGCGAACTTATGGAATGGCTTGAAATGGACGCTAATTTTGACAGTGATTATGCTGCGGTATTCGTTTCAGATGTCTCGCATTACGATATGGTGTTACTGATTGACTTATTGGCAGGAAACGCTATGAAGTTGCCTGAGTTTATTACACCGGCTTGTCACGACATCAATCAGGACATTGCAACGATGCTTGATATTTCAGAAAAGGCAGCTTTTGACATTTCGAGAGAACAGCTCCTTACAAACAGAGGAATTGATTTGCCGAAAGGTCAAAAACACAATGCACTCTACGATGCGGAAGTTATCAAAGCGATATATGAGGACTTTTTCTCCGTGGGGGGGGTAAAACAGGGAGGTAAGAATGGATAAGGGACAAATCTTAATGGATTACCGCTTGGCGAAGAACCATAAGAGACAGATACCCATTCTTGCGGACTTGAATGTGTGCGACACGCAGACAATAGTAGAAATTCTGGAAGAGGGCGGTTACAAGCGTATGTTCAATACGAATGGTGTGGATATTTCCGTGAAGAAAACAGAGATTGAGCAAAAGTATTCTTCCGGGGAATCCATAGCCGCCCTTGCAATGACATATCACATTTCAAAGAAACAGATTAAGGTACTTCTTGGAGTAGAAGAGACGGAGGAAAAGGGAACCATGTCTGAGCAGGAAATGATAAAGAAACTCGGAGAACTTACGAGCGAGGTTGAAAAACTGAAAGCAAACAAGAAATCTCTGGAAGAAAGAAATGCGAAAGTAGAAAAAGAGAATGATAATCTGAGGAAGCAGATTGAACAGCTTGAAAGTTTCAATGCAGAGCTGGATGCCACAGTCAAGGAACAGACTGAAATGCTGAATGGTGGAAAATTATATGAGGATTATCAGGAAGTTTGCATTAAGAACAGCAAGCTCAACGCAACGGTTGATGTTCTGGTAGAGAAAATCAGTATGTTAAAGGCGGTGGGCTGTCATGGATAATGGAATGGAACTCAGAGTGAAAGATTATTGTGCTTTCTGCCCTGATTTTGAAGCTGACGTTGATAAGGTTGATATTACTGTATTAGCGGATCAGACCCAAAAGGTATTAACCACAATCAGATGTGAACACGCCGAAAAGTGCGAAAGAATATACGGAAGAATACAGGAGGGCAGAACCAATGAAACAACGGTGGTACAAAGTAGTGTTTGAAACCATTGAGAGAAAACCAATCCGCAGAACTGTTACCGTATGTAGCACGGACAGTGTTCATGCGTCTGCCCTGGTATATCAGCAGTTCGGTAGAAAGAAAATCAAGGTAAAATCTGCCAAGAAAGTAAAGGAGAGCGAATGATGGATAATTTGAACTTGAAACCGCAGTCCCCAGATGAAGTAAAAACCATGATGTGAACTGGGAAAAATCAGCGTGAAATGTTCGATCTGCTTACTTGCGGTAAGAAAATTGATGATTATATGACTGCCAGTGGAGAGAACTTTTTCATAGACCATAACGCCGTAAAAGGTGGGCTGGTACTCATTACCAACATAGGAAATCAGTGCGGATGCGAAATACCGGTAAAGATAGGGGATTATGTGTGCGGCCGCAGATATGGAGATAAATGGTGCTTTTCCGTTGCGGACGGTGCGGCTTTTGAGAACAATACTTGTGGAACTCTCAAAAAGAGAGATGGGAAACGAAAACCGATAGACATATTCAAAGACCAGGAGCAGTTAGAAGAGTGCCTGAGAGAGTGGCAGCACAGGCTATTCCTTGATGGGTGGCTGATATTGGCACACGTTGAGGATAAAATTATGAATCCTAATGGAGAAGAGGTAATTGACGCTGCCGGGTATAACACATTCGTATTTGAATCCAGTCAGGCGAACATCCAGTTACTCAGCGATGAATCTTACAAAGAGAACAATATACTGTTCAAACACTGCATGGAAAAGGATCTTGTGCATGAACTTTTACATTGCAAGTACGATTGGATGGGATGTCAGGGTGGAACCTATGAGGGCGTGTATCTGGATGCGACCGAACACCAGAAACTAGAGGAAATGGCAAAGAGTCTTATCATGGCAAAATATGGTGTCGGTTATGATTACTTCATGTGAGGTGCAATATGACAACGGTGGTGGTCTATAAGACCGATACAAAAGAAGTTCTGGCAGCTATTCCGATGGACGGCGGAGATGCCGTCTGCCGGAATGATGTGGAATTTCAGATTTACAACGGAACAGAGCCAATATTCACGGAAACTCCCGGAGGAATCGTATTGGCAGAAAACAAATTTATGATAAAGATGGAGGGCAACAACAATGAAAAATAAAGGAACAGGGATTATTGTCGGCATCGTAGCCGCATTTGTATTACTGATAGCAGGAATTTTCGTAAGTACCAACAACAGAGCGGTTTCGTTGGAGGAACAGGTCTTTACGGCTGACTCTGATATTCAGGCACAGGAGAAACGCAGAACGGATCTTATCTACAATCTGGCAGATTGCGTCAAGGAGTACGATAAGCATGAGGCAGAGACTCTTCTTAATGTCGTAGAAGCAAGAGGAAACAATGGCAGCACCACAGATATTGAGAATGTGACAACTTCCATAGCTGCGGTTGCCGAAGCATACCCGGAATTAAAATCCAATGAGAATTACAAGGAACTGATGAATGAGCTTTCAACCACAGAGAATATGATCCTGCAGTACCGCACTGCCTACAATAATGAGGTAAGGGCGTATAAGAAATATGTGCGTAAATTCCCTCATAAGCAGATCTTGGGAATTATGGGATATGAGGTTATCAATTACGACTATCTGGAATACAGCGAAGAGGACAGACAGCCTGTAAGCAATCTGTTTGGAGAATAAGCCTATGAGAAAAGGGAGTAAGATAATCTACTCCGGCAACGGTTGGGATATGACGGTGCGCGAACTGATGTTTAGCATCGTCATTATCCTTATCATGCTTATGGGTGGATTTTTCATTAGTGAAAAGATAGCTTCACACAATGACGAACAGAATCAGGAATACTATCAAGCCATGCAGATTGATGGAAATGCAGAACTGTTTCAGTACGGTATGCGAACTGATGTAGGAAATGCGTTTGTGAAAGGAAATCTGGTGGCAGTAGATCCTGTTACAGATCCGGGCATAGGTGGAGTACCAGCTGCCTACATAAAGGTTGAGGAACAACACTACAACCAACATACGAGACAGGTGGCACATACACGGACGGTAAATGGGAAAACACAGACTTATTACACCACGGAGGTATATTATTCGTGGGATTACTACGATAGTTGGGAAAACCATAGTCAAACGGTGTCATTCCTTGGTGTGGAGTTTCCGTATGGAAAAATCCAGATGCCGGGGTCTTACCTGTATGACACGATTAAGCAATCGTCCCATGTGAGGTATTTGTACTATGTTATCAACACGGAATACAGCGGAGTTATCTATGCCAATCTCAAAGATAATACCATAGAGGACGGAACACCGTTCATTCAGGCAGATACGATAGATGAAGCGGTGGACTATATGGTTTCAAATGGGACTGCCGGGTTGGTAATTTTCTGGGTTGTATGGGTAATTTTGATTGGAGCAGCCGTGTTTGGATTCTGCTATTTTGATAATAAGTGGTTGGAGGATCAGAGATGTATATTGTAGACCAGGATCGTAGCAACGTAGTGAACATCGGCAATATCAAAAGCATTGCACTCAACGGAAAAAGAATTACTGCCGATGATTACACACTTGCAGCTTACGACACAGAACAGAGAGGGAAAGAAGTATTTGAACAGTTACTCGGAAACGCTTTTCCTCCTGATATGATAGTGGCTAAGAATTGCAACATATCTGAGGATGCCGTAAAGGATCTGGCAATGGATCATAGCATTATCATGGTTCGTGGCAACGGACAGGCGGATGTTACAGCGTATAGCTGCGGAGTTTATTATATGCCGGAGGAATAAAAGAATGTTAGATGTTATTTTAGCAATCATTTGGATTGCGATATTGGCACTTTACATTGTTGTGGGTTGGAAAGATGCAAAGTCCAACAATGAAGTGAAGAAAGAAATTACACAGATGAATGAGCTGCTGTTGGAACAGAACTCTCAGCTCAAAGAACAGAATAAGCATCTCAATATGGTTATTCTGAGCGTTTGCAGTAAGAGTGTGAGAGATCGAAAAAATGCGGAGGGAGGAAAAGATGCGCAGACAGAGACGGACGGCAAACAAACCACATTGGAGAAAGAGACCGGAACGGAGAACACGACCGCAGCCGCAGATAGAAGAACCTCTGTTTCAAGTGAGGTATGATGAAAGACCGATAGAAAGATATGCCGAGTGCATGGAGATGGATATATTCAATGCGGGCCGCGATGGTGCAACAGAATATGTTCATGGAAAATTGGCAAGCAGAATAGGGTTAAAACTTGCCGACGAGGGTTTTATCAAATTTGAAACAAACGAAAATCCGGCGCGCCGTGGCATTACAATCCGTGCGTCAGTGAATGTGGTAAAACCTTAAATATTACAGAGCCGTGTAGAGCCGTGAGAAAGGATGAATTTTCATGGCTCAACACGAACTATCGAATAAAGAGATTATCGTAAGGCTTCTGAAAAGCGATCTGAGTGACTATGACAATCTTCTGTCCTTACTCGGAATGGCAAATGAGGTTATCCGGGAAGATAAAGAACTTTCGCGGAAATTAGCGAATAAGGTCAGATTCCTTGCACTGAGACTATGTGCGACAGGAGATATTAAATATTACGATTTGTACAATAAGGCTCTTTTGTTCTTGGCACAGGAACATAAGGATTTTGACTCTTATCTGCTCTATGTGGAAAAGAACAGAGATCCAGAGGACAGATACTATCAGCCACGAAGAAATAAGATTTATTGGCTTGTACAGAAGATGCAGAGGCTTATTGATGATGAGTTGGATATTCTATCAATATCAATGCCTCCTGGCACCGGCAAGACCACACTGGGAGAGTTTTTTATATCGTTTGTAATGGGGCATTACCCAAACACACCAAACCTTATGTCCTCCCATTCTGGATTTATGACGAGAATGTTCTATGATGCTGTTCTCAACATAATTACCAGTAATGAATATTGTTGGAGCGATGTGTTCCCAGACATTGTATTTGAGGGAAACAATGCGAAAGAAGAGACAATAAACCTTGGAAGATGGCAGCCGTTTAAGACACTGACCTGCAGACCAATCAGAGGTTCCCTTACCGGTGTTACCCGTTGCGAGGGATTTCTGTATGTGGATGATTTAGTTTCCGGTATCGAAGAGGCTTTGTCTATTGATCGTCTGGATAAGCTGTACGGAGAGTACACCACAGACCTTAAATCTCGTAAAAAGAAGAAAGCAAAAGAGATCCACATTGCAACCCGGTGGAGTGTTCATGATGTTATTGGCCGGCTTGAAAGAATGTACGAGGGAAATCCGAGGGCAGAGTTCATTGCTGTTCCAGACATTGATCCTCAGACCGGAAAAAGCAACTTTGATTACGATTACGATGTTGGATTTGATGAGAAATACTTCCACGATATGGAAATGTCGATGGATGATGTTTCATACCGTTGTCTGTACAAGAGTGATCCGATTGAGAGAGAGGGTATTCTGTATCATCCAACAGAATTACAGAGATACATCGGAGGACTGCCGGACAGAGAACCGGATTCTATATTGGCAATCTGCGATACCAAGGACACCGGTACAGACTACAACTTCCTCGGAGTTTTCTATCAGTACGGAGACAGATACTATCTGGAAGATCTGGTATTCAAGAACATCGACCCTGGAACCTTGGACGAACTCAACTCAGATATGCTTGTTAAGCATCATGTACAGCAGGCACAGTTCGAGAGCAACAAAGAGGGTAGCAGAACCGCAAATGAAGTTGAGAGACTTGTTAAAGCCAAAGGCGGCAGATGCCATATTACGAAGAAATACACTACTCAGAACAAAGAGACCAAGATCATCGTCAATTCTTCATGGGTTAAGGAACACGTCATATTCAAGGATATTACAGAATATGAGCCTAAGAGCGATTACGGTGTGATGATGTCGTTCCTTTGCAGTTATACACAGCTCGGAAAGAATAAACATGATGATGCACCGGACACTCTGGCAATGTTCGCCCAGTTTGTAGATGCTCTTCTTGGCGGAGAGGGACAGGTAGTAAAGAGAAGCGACTTAGGAATATAGAAAGGGATAGCATGGGACAATATAGTTTCGCCACCAACTTGAAAAAAGAAAGAACGAATAGGGGAATTACACAACACGAACTTGCAACGGGCGTTCATGTGGCGCAGAATACCGTGAGCGATTGGGAACAATGCAAAAGTTATCCGTCAATCGACAAGATATACGATATAGCAAATTTTCTCAAAATCCCTGTAAGCAAGTTGATTTCTGATGTTCAGAAAAACGGCTGTAAAGCCGACTACACACTGAAAAACAAATTTTTTTGAAAATTTTGTTTATTCCACTTGACAAAGAATGTTTAGTACGCTATACTACGACCATACCAAGTGACACAGATATAAGTTAAGCGGAGTGAACACAAGGTATTTGGCATTAAAGTTTCTCCTAACCATTACGGCACAGCAACAGTGCCGTAATATGGGAAGTAAGCTAACTCGGTAGAAGCGATGGACTGAAAATCCATAGGAGTTGGTTCGACACCAACACTTCCCACTCAGGATTACTGTTCCCCGACAGCAATCCTACATCGGAGGGTTCCCACTTATGATAATCCTCCGAAACCTCACATAGAATCTCCCCAGTGTGAGGTATGGACCATTAGCTCAGTTGGTTAGAGCGTCCGGCTCATAACCGGATGGTCCGGGGTTCAAGTCCCTGATGGTCCACGCATGGCAATCCGGCACGAAACTATAAATATGGCCATGGCAGTGAAGCTACGCCGAGATACACCGGAGGAAGTAAGGCGGCTGAGTGCGGCGGTGCAGTGCAGAAACGGTATGACTACCGCATGACCGTGACGGCTACCAGAGGTAGCAGACAAGGGAGGATGCAAAAAGATGTATATTCCTGAATTTTGGTGCGGTGTTGCCGCAACGATAATCACAGAAGTAATAATTGCAATCGCATATTCCATATATGCAGACCACAAGAAAGGAGGCAAGAAGTAATGAACAAAGCTGAATTAGTACAGGCTATGGCTGACGATGCCGGACTTTCCAAAAGTGACGCTGAAAAAGCACTCAACGCATTTGTTGAGATCGTAGGCGGAGAACTTGGAAAGGGTGGAAAAGTGCAGTTGGTAGGTTTCGGAACATTTGAAGTGACTGAGCGTGCTGCCAGAGTTGGCAAGAACCCTCAGAACGGAAAAGAGATTTCCATTCCGGCTTGCAAAGCACCTAAGTTCAAAGCCGGTAAAGCACTGAAAGATGAAGTGAATCGCTAAATGATCGGAGCGAACTTGGTGTAGTGTGGTGGTTCGATTCCACCTGTGGGTGCAGCTCTAGCGATCAAGATTCCCACCGCTTCTTTCCTAATGTTCTTGGCGATACAAAGAAAATTCCGGGCGAACGGCAACGATTGGTGGTGTTGCGGCGGACTGTAAATCCGTTCCCTCGTGGTAAACATTGGAGGTTCAATTCCTCTTTCGCCCATTTAGGTAGATTGCAGCCTATTCACAGAGAATTTACCGGACGCGAACGGCTTCTTTGCGGAGAATTGCAAGAACCTGGTTACGATTTTTTGTGGTTAAAGGGTACCTTGCTTCCAGTCAAAAAGTAAAAACCACACCTGTTCGATTAGTCAAGCGGTCAAGATACCACCTTTTCACGGTGGGGACGGGAGTTCGATTCTCCCATCGAACATTTCAACTGAGAATAACGCTGACTGTTTATAGTTGGTTTAGTGTTCCGGCTGAAAAGTATTGGCGAAAGCCGTGGTAAGCAATCATTAAATAGGGAGATTGCAATGCTCACTGAGAGGCTTATGTGAGTAGTCAGGGAAAGCCGACAGGACTTAAAATTGGAGAGCTTGCGTAAGTCACGCTAAAGACCACTGTTGCAACGGTGCCTACGATAGCATAACTGGAAATGCCACGGACACCATGCCGGGGAAAGTGGGGTTCAACTCCCCACCGTAGGACGAGCGGATTTCTTAACTGATTTTCTTAGTCCGGCTTTAACAGGAAAGAAAATTGGCGGTGGCGAGGTTCCGGTGATCACCAAGTGCTTTTTCATTACCAAGAGTTTTAAGAAAAACTCCGGTGCGGAAAATTTACTGCTTAGAGTGCATGAGCGTTACAGCGATTTAAGCGGCGGTGGAAACTTCCGAGAAAGACCTGATTACAGATGTGCGTGAGCCGTAACCAACCGAGCCGTCATGCTTAGTCAGGCGCAGAGGAATGTAGTAGAGGCGGAGAACTGCGAAAACAACGTACATCCGAGGTAAGGCACAAAAAGTTGGACTGTGCCAAGGCTCTCTGAGTAAATAGTCGGTGGTTTATGAGAGCCATGTGGAGGGGTGCAAGGTCCGAGAACCACATTAAAAAATGAAATACCTTTGTTGGCAACTGTCTTACACGTTGCATCGGTTCGGTAGTGGCAACCATCCAAGTCACTGCCGGACTGCATCAGTACATAGTTTAAGGGGAGAACACTTTTCGCGAGAAGAGGCGTGAGTTCGAGTCTCACTGTACTGGCTCTTGGGATATAGCTCAGATGGTAGTAGCACACGACTGTTAATCGTGGTGTCGTGGGTTCGATCCCCACTATCCCAGTTGGAGACACTTGACTTACTCTTTCAAAACACTCCACGACAGAAAAGGTTAGGAAAGGGCGTTTACGACCGGCGGAAGAGGATCTCCGACTTGTACGTTACCAAGGGAAAACTACTCTGCCGTGTGTCCGGTTGGTCGAGGGTGCGGTCTTGAAAACCGTCTGGATGTAAAAGTCTCTGGGGTTCAAATCCCTAACACGGCGTTTATATGGCTCTATGGTATAAAGGTTATTACGCCCGACTGTCTATCGGAAAATTTGGGTTCGATTCCCAATAGAGTCGTTATGGTGCATTGCCGTAATGGTAGCGGAGTGGCTTGCTAAGCCATCCGGCAGAAATGCCGTATAGGTTCGATTCCTATATGCACCGCTATGAGACCGTATTCCACCGGTGGAGGAGGTCTCAGAATTGGATAGTAGGCAGTAAAGGGTAACTGCAATATTAGTACGGTTGAGGAAAAGGTGCGTCCTGGTGTGGCAACAGCGCAAAGCGAAGTGATTGGAATAAGCAGGAATGGCAGCCACCCGCCTTTGATACGATAGGTTCAAAAATCCGTACGCACCAAACACATGAGGTAATCTGCGACTATCGTAATATTCCGGTGTAAGGTTCGATTCCTTATCTATCCAAGGGACCTCAACGCTTTATCTCTGGTTTCCAAGAGGTCGTGGAATAATTAAAGGCAACATCAGAGTAATTGCAAGGAAAAGCACTTTAACTACCCGTTGTGTCGATGTGAAAGACAATCGTTTCTGCCATCTGTACGAAAACAGATAGGCATATTGCGAGAGTAGCTTAATGGTAGAGCAACACCTATTGGTGTAAATGCCGGTTCAACTCCGGCCTCGGCAAAGCCGTCCTGACTTCGGACGCTAAACCAGTTGGGGTTAGAGAGATTACCCGAAAGATAGTTCCTATTGGCATACCCGGTGGTTAGGGTGTATCACAGCAAACCATAGTGAGTGTACGGAAATATTTAATCAAGTCCACCGTTCAGGATGTCGGCTGTGTGACGGTTAAGAGTAATTATGCGAGAAATACGACATAGCAGAAAACTCGGAGGTTCTTGTGGGGCGAAGAACCATTATGGCGGAGTGGAGCAGTGGTAGCTTGCCGGGTTCATGCCCCGGAGGTCACAGGTTCAAATCCTGTCTCCGCAATCTTGCGTGGTAGTTCAATGGAGAGAACATTATGAGCGGTTGTCATGCTTCATGTGACACGGACAGCAATAATTCTTTTTTCGATGGTAACGAAGAGATGGGGGTTCGATTCCCTCCCACGCAACTGATACGGATTTCCGTATTAAAACTGAACATGGAGAGATGGCGGAACGGTAGACGCGGCAGTTATGTACAATACATCATGTTTGTGATGCTGACAGCAAATATTACAGCTTGGGGCCTGCTTCATTGTTGGTTCAAATCCAACTCTCTCCAATCAAGGCGATGGCACAAACGTCCTTACAAATCAATAAGATGTGCCACATGGCGAGGTAGCTCAGATGGTAGAGCAATGATATGAATACGCAGATCATGTTAGTGATCTCAGCAGCAATCTCATTCCAATCCAGGCATGTGTCGGCGGTTCGATTCCGCCCCTCGTCTCTGCCCCGATTGCCGGTTATGGTAAACCGGAGGGAACATGGTTGACAGGAGTGTTCCTTACAGCAATCGAGCATACGGGTTCAAGTCCTGTCGGGGCAATTAAGTGACGCTTACAGCAATCTCTCAAAACAGAAAATTCCATTGACAATATTTTCCCGTTTGAAACAGCGTCATGTAAAAAGAAAGAGGTTGCCTATGAACCGAAAAGAAGATTATAGGGATATGGAAAAGTATCATAAGGCGTGTCAGAGGCAGCATAGGCGATATTACAACAAAACGTCATTTCTATATCCGTCTCATCCGTGGACTGCGGAGGAAGATGCACTGGTAATCA